GGGTTGGAGCGGGATCAGTCCAACGCGGAGTTCCTGTACCTCCAATCTCAGGCCAACAACTTCGTCGGTCTGGGAACGGCGTCGAACATCACCGTGGAGAACGCGTCTTCGGATTCGTGGCTGCTTCCGGGGACCGGCATCCTCAACACGGCCGGCGATGGGGCTTCCGGTGAAGCCGGATTCCAGGGGTTCTACGTCACCTCCAGTGATGGCGTGGACGGCTCTGGTACGGCCAACACTTCCTGCCTCAACGCTGGTGTTGGGCAGGATGGGTGCATCGGTCAGACCTACCGCGACACGGTGACAGGTCTGGTCTTCACGGTCCTCTCCCGCGAGGGTGGGGCTGTGTACCCGACAGGTGCAGGCTCGTACTTCACCTTCAACGTCCTGCGTCTCACGACGACGGACGCCAACCTCCCGGTCAACTCGATCCCAGGTCTGGAACTGACGGTACGCAACACCGAAGGGTCCACCATCCCGACCGGCGACACCGCATTGGTGGAAACCATCGAGAGGGGTGGCCTGGAGCCGGCAGTTGGCGACAGCTACTACGTCACCTACAACTACGCCAAGACGGCTGCCGACTTTGAGACCAAGCTGTTCACGTCCCAGCGAGCGCTGGAGCGTGAGTACGGGCCCATCACTCCCGACTACCCGGCTTCTCTGGCCGGATTCCTCGGGTTCTCCAACGGGTCGGTGCTCTTGGGCATCAAGCAGGTACCCAAGGTGCCTGGATCGAACCAAGCGAGCGTTCCGTCATACCTGGATGCTCTGAATGACCTGCGAGGACCACTCCCCGGTGGCGTGTTCCTCGACACTATCACCCCGCTTCGGGGGGACAGCCTGCCCTTGTTCCAGGCGTTGAGTGCCCACTGCGACATTCAATCGAGCATCCGATTCCGTGCGGAACGCACGGGCATCATCGGTGTGGCATCGGGAACACAGGTTGATGAGATTGGGCCCATCGCTCAAGGCATCAAGAACACACGCATCAGGCTCCTGTACCCGGACATCGTGTTCCTCACGATTCAGGATGCTTTGGGCAACAACAAACAGTTCCTCGTGGACGGGACCTACTTGGCCGCCGCGATGGCTGCAAACCGCGCGGTGCCAAGCATCGACGTGGCAACTCCCTGGACCCGAGCACGGTTGGTTGGCTTTGATCGACTCGCCCGCACACTGGATGCGGTCGAACAGAATCAGGTAGCCGTGCAGGGTGTGACGGTTCTGGAAGACCGGAACCCGCTCATCCAGGTTCGTCAGGGGCTCACGACGAACGTCGAGAATGTTCTGACGAAGACCCCGACCGTCATCACCATCGCCGATGAAGTGCAGCGCCAGGCACGGGCGACGTTGGATCGGTTCATCGGAATCAAGTTCCTGCCCGGCGTCTTGCAGGAAATCGAGGGACAGCTTGCTTTCACCTTGAAGGCACTCAAGAACGCGGAAATCATCGCCGCGTACACTGGAGTTCAGGCCAACACAACGAACGACCCGACAACTGTGGAGGTAGAGGCATTTTACCAACCAGTTTTCCCGTTGCTTTACATCGTTGTGACGTTCAACCTGCGCTCCAACTTGGGGGGCTGACCCCTACCGATCCGAACAGGCGCCTCACGAGGGAGCTAGTTCACCGGCCCCAGTTTCCTTCGGGAGATGTGGGGTCGGTTTTTTTGGGCCGTTTGTCTGGCTATAGAACTGGGTAGGGTATCGTGGTGCAGCAGAGCCATTCCAAGGAACTCTTTGCTGGTTGGCATTTGACGATGGATGCCATCGTCAAGGCCGAGAAGGCAGAGAATCTCGCCAACAAAGCGTTCATAGGAACGGTGCTTCTGGATTTGGTGAAAATCCTGAAAATGGAGGTTCTGGTCAAACCCAACCTCATTGAAGTGGCGACGGATCCCACCAAGGTCGAAACGGACGATGACGACGGTGGGGTGACAGGAACCTGCATCATCACAACGAGCCATTTGTCCATTCACACTTGGCCTCTGCGACGGAGGTTCTCCTTCGACGTTTTCTCTTGTCGTCAATTTGACGAAGACGCAGCCGCCAAGCTCTTGCGTGAGCGGTTCGCCGTCACCAAGGCTTCGACCCATTCGATAAAGCGGAACTGGCCCTAAGAGGGCGCCGACTCCAGAAGGCACAATCCCATGCAGCCTCCTTCTTCGTCACACGGAAGGATGTCGCAGACCGGCGTTCCTTCTCCCGAAGGGTTGGCGGGGCAATCCTCGTCGCTCGTGCAGAGAGGAGCACAGGTGTTCCCAGACGCCCCAGTCAGGACGCAGTATTCGATGTCCCCACATTCCGCGTCGGTCTGGCAAGGCTCGTAGGCGGTCACAGGGGGCGTCGAGGCTGCGGCCAGGAGGGAGAGGATTAGTCCGAGCATCATGGTGTCTACTGCACAGCCTCTACGCGGATTCTACACCCGCGCATTTCCCGCGATTCCGGTAGTCACCCTATAGACCGGCGAATTACAGGAGGGGGTACTTCTCTGCCCCCATTTTGCGCGGTTCACGGCCTCAAGGCCACCGCTTGGAAAGGAAAGCCTCATGGCAAACGACGATCTCAACCCAGCGAATGGCGTCCAAGGCTCCAGCTACATCTACGACTACGGGACGAGCCCCAATACGCGAACTGCGGTTTCGCAAAAGGTGCGAATCCTGACCCCGGCCTACGGATCTGATGCCGGGACGCTGCTTCAGATGGGAGTGCTTTCCAGCTTCTCACCTTCTGAGAGCCGTACCGTCGATGAGAACCGCGGAATCGGCTTCGGCGACCAAATCGCCGAGCTTGTCCCATCCATCACGACGGCCATGACCGGCGACTTTGAGCGGGCCCTGCTGTACCTGGCGAACTTGTGGCAGGCCACGGGCTACGCGGGTGGTGTGTCGGGACCGGTTCGATCCATCCGTCATCACCGTTGGCCGTTCGACATCGAGATGCAGTTGGTCTTTTCGACCTTGGCCGACGTGCAGCTTTCCGGCCAGTCCGGGGTTGGCTTCAACGGAGCCGGCGGCGCGTTCGACGGCGGTGTCAAAGAGATCAAGTACCCTGCGGTCACCAACGATCCAAACAACAATCCTGGGGATCTTCGTGGTCACACGGCGATCATCACAATGTACGAAGCGTGTTGGTTCACGGGCTGGTCCCTCACACAGTTGTCGAAGGACTCCGGTATGTTGATGGAGACCGGAGGAGTCATCATCAGCGACCAACACGATTTCAGTTCTGACTACGGAGAGTTCCTGGCAACCGGCAACGACCCGACCATCGGGCAGTTGGGATCGGTTCGCTTCACCGGAAGCCAATCAGGAGGGGGAACCCCCTTCGTCGGATAAGTTTGTGCTTGGGTCTGGTCGTTGATCAGACCCAACGTGCCTTCCTTCTTTGGAAGGTTTTTGTCCAACCGAGCAATCGGTGGTGCGTTTCACACGCAAAACAGATGTAAACGAACAAACAGACAGACCCCCTTTTGCGCTGTACCCCCTCCTCCCCTCATGGGGATGGTCAAATGGAAATGAGAATGGATACGAACACATGGGAATCCTGTTTGCGCTGTGAAAAGACCCACCGACTTGCTCCACAGAAACGTGGAGAAAGTCATGGTCAATCTAAAAGTCCTGGAGCGTTCCCTTGCCAAAATCGAAGAGGTTGGCAAGGACGAGTTGGTTTTTGAAGCCAACGGCACTTCAATTGTGTTTCGGACGCTTCTTTCTGGCGAGGAAGAAATCGTCGATGCTTTTGCGCGTCTAGCGTACACCGCGCCCCTCTCGGAGTTCGACATCCCGGATTCCGATCTTGAGAAGGCGAGCAAGGACGCGGAGGACGAGGACGAGGACAAAGTTGATCCGTTCGCCATCGTCCGGCATCGCATCTGGCTAGATCGGCTTCGGCAGGCCACCCTGGGGTTTGTCATCGTCGAGCTTGACGGCCAGGATTTGCGTGGCGTTCAGTACATCGAGACGGGCGAAGTTGACGAGAACGGTAACGCCGTTTCCGTCATCAAACACGAAGCCATCCGAGATCTAGTATCCCGATGGACACGTCCTGTCTTGACCCAAATGTTTGGGGCCTACAGCGAGTTGATGGACCGCATCAACTTGAAGGCTTCTAAGCTCGTTCAGTTCAAGCCCGCAGACATCGACGAAGAACTCAAGCGTCTACGCTTCCGCATGTTGGAGTTGGAGAAACACAAGATGCTCTCCAACGATCCGGCCATGCGGACAAAGCATGAGCAAACGGAACAGACGGTTGCCGGGTCGGTCAACGCCACAACGCAGGGGCAGATGCAAAAGCTGGCGAACTTGTCAGAAGCAGAGACGGAAGAAAAGGCCCAAGAGCAGGTACAGGCACAAAAGCAGCAGCCTCGGACACCTCAAACTCAACGGCTTGCACAACCACCCCTGCCAGCGGAACCGGAACCGGAACAGACCACAGCACCGCCTCCGCCACCGTCTCCTCAGTACCCTCCAGGATACATCCCTCCTCCCTTTGAGGGGGATTCTCGGTTTGATCCTGCGGACCCCGACGAAGCGTTGGCGGCGGAGAACGTCCGTCAGGAAATCCTTTACCGGCAACAGCAAGAACGGATACGGCAACAGAAAGAGGCCGGAGACGCCCCAAAAACCATCATCCAAGGCCAGGCCGTGCGACCGCAGGTCGCTCCAAAGGGAGCCGTGTCACTTGGAGGACCAGGAGAGCTTCGGGAGGCACTGAACACATCCCATGTGGCTGCCCAAACGATGGATCCTTCTCAGACACAGACCCCCGTGCGTCAGGGGACAAAAAGACAAGGAGGGAAGGAGATCCCGATCTACAAGCAGCCCACCACCACGCTGGAGCGGAGAGGCCCGCGTGCGGATCCCTCGGAGATCCAGATTGACCCGAGCACTACGTCTCGGAACCCACGGTTCAAGCCCGCAAATGAAGACTGATGGAACTGGCTCGGACAACGGCTGAACTCCGCTCGCCTATCTACTCCGATGTGCGGAAAATGTTGAGCCCGGGGTTCTTGACTCATCCGGTCAAGGTCAACGGGTGTCCGATGTCAATTCGCACGTTGTCGAAAGACGACCTTTTCCTGTTGGAGAATCGCGCCCAAGACGACTACGGGCGCGATTGGCAGAACTGGGCCATCGCCACGTCGGTCTGGATGCTTGATGGTCAAGTGACCATTGGCGAGCCGGAGGTCCAACTTCTGATCTACGAGCGCATCAAAGCACTTCCTCGCATGTTTCGTGAAGATCTGTTTTCGATTTTCACGGCCCTGATGAATCGTGTAAACACGGCGGTAGAGCGGTTGGAAGCGTATCTGTATGAGGAGGAGTCTCGGTACACCTGGATAACCGAGGGGATGGAGATGTTCCAGAGACCCCCTTTTGTGGGTGCTCCGATACTGGGACTCAACTCGGTGCAGAAAACATGGATTGCGTTCAATCGCTACGAAGATAAACGAGGGGACCGCAAGTTCTGGTGGGGTCTCTCCAAGTTCATCGTGCAGCCACACGCGCCCAAGGGCATCCAGAAGCTCAACAAATCCGAGAAGGTAGAGGACGACAAAGAGGACAAACGCCGTCAGCGTGTGATGGATGTTGTCTATTGGACGGCTATGGGAGTGCTTTCAGGGGACGCCCCCAAAGCCAGGATCGTGGATGCGGAGTACGTCCAGGCGGAAACCGTGGAAGATCTCCAACAGGAGATGGCGAACTGGGTAGCCGGCAAGAAGGACCCCCATGACAAGGTGATCGATTTCGTCAAATCCAAGATCAAGGGAGAAGTCGAGGGGAGACGCAAGGCCGAAGAAGACCGTATTGCGGCTATACAAAACCAATTGGAAGAGGAAGGGATCGACGAGCCTTCGTTCTTGCCACTCATGGGTGAAGCTGCCGAAGCCATCAAACGACGCCTGCGTGCTCCCAAGGCCCCGGCCAAGGTTTACATGGGCGAGGCTGCGCACAACTCCGCCTATGAGAAGTACATCCGGCACAACCCCGACGTGGGTTCATTGGTGGTGGATGAACAAGGGAGAGTCCAGAGCACACAGAAGATCAAACAAACCCCCGAAGAACTTTTGGAAATGTTGACGGCTCCTTCCGACGCTGCCGGGGATCCAAAAGATGCTTTGTCGAAACAGGTAGAGGGGAGAGCCGCGCAACAGCGCGGTTCCGCCAAGGAGTAGAAGATGGCGACTGAACGCGAAGACGTAGAACTTTCTATTAGTGCGATCATTGATGGGGCCTCCATTGATGATCTGACGAAAGTTCTTACGTCAGGCGTTGAGAAGGCCACGACCCAGGGAGGCAAGCGAGCCGGGAAGCAATACGCAGAGCACATCGCGGCAGCAGTAGACGAGGGAGTCCGTTCCGCCAGTGATAGCAAGACCGTCAAGGACTTTGCGAAAAAAGTCTTGCGGGCCGAGGAGATGCAGAAGCAGATCGTCGCGGCCTACGAGAAGGGGGACAAAGAGCACGGCAAGTTTTTGGAGCGAGAGCGCAAGAAGGAGATTGCCCATCTCAAGAAGGTTGCGGATCGCCGCAAGCAGCACTTCGCGGAATACTCTCGACTCCAGAGCCGGACCTTCACCGAGACAGCGGACGACTTCAACGACAAACTCTCGTCCGGCATCGGCAACCTGTTTTCCGGCAACATCGACGTGGGGGGGATGCTCAAAGGCGCCGGAAAGAAGATGCAGCAGAAAGGGGATGCTGCGGTCCAGCGCGGAAAGATGGCCGATGCCAGCAAGACGCAGCGCATGATGGGTGGCGTCGGCAAAGCCATGGCTGGAGTTGGGGCCGGGATGATGGCGTTTGGAGCCGTCGCGGCCATTCTGATTGTTCTGGTCAAAGCATTCATCGACATCCACGACAAAGTGGCTGAGATGAACCAGTCTTTTGCGGCTACTGCTGGAGCCGCTGACTTTGGGTTGGGAACGGCCGCCGTTCGGGCTGGCGAGTTCACCGCCAAGCTCGATTCCGTTCGGGAATCGGTTTTGGCATTTTCATCCAAGTTAGGCCCGGATGCTTGGTTCGTATCAAGCAAAGACCTGTTCGCCATTTTGGGCGGCATGAACGAGATGAACTACCGTTTTGAGGAGATGGAGAAGAACATCGAGAACAACGTACATGGTCTCAGTTCGTTCTCCGATCATGCGGTCATGGCTGTGGCCTACGGAAAGTTGCTGGGAGTGACTGGCCTGGAAATGGGTCAGAACATGGCGAAAATGGCGAACGAGTTTGGTGTGGGGTTGAATGTGATCGCTGAAGGGCTTTCTATGGTTCACCAAGAAGCCATGCTCAGTGGCTTCTCCACCAAACGGTTCTACTCCACGATCTTGGAAGTCACATCTGGTTTGGGGGCCTACAACGTGCGGCTCACAGAGGCTTCTTCACTGTTGACCATGATGGGTGCGGCTCTTGGTCAAGCCGAAGGGAGCAAGGCGTTCAAAGCTCTTGCCGGGGAAGGGTTCCAAAATATGGACCCCGTAGAGGCGCTGAAAGCCATTCTTCTCCGAGGAGGCCCTGAGAAGGTGCAAGACATCTTTGCCGACGAAGCGAAGGCAAAAGCGGAACAGCTTTTCGTTGCGATGGACGAAACCCAACGAAAAGCGTTTGGAGAAAAGTTCAACCTTGACACTTCGTCGGCAGAGGCTTTTGGGGAATCTTTCGCCAAGGCCGCACCCGCACAAAAAGCCGTCCGTGATGAGTTGGCGAATATGAAATACGCGGGGATCAAGCCAGAGGCCAAAACGGCCGCGTATGAAGGGGCCGGGCTTGCCAAAGCCGGCAAGGGCAAGGGGGATGTCGATCGAATGGCTGCCAACATTGGCTCGCTCGGGGCCGCATCTCGGATGCGATTTATGATGAGGCTCCCCGAGATGCTCGGTTTCGACAGTATGGCGGAGGCGTTTGAAGAGGGGAACATTCCAGAGTTGAAAGCTGCCTTGGACACTATCGGTATTTCAATGGAGGAGTTCCGTAGATCATCCCAACTTGTCGGGCGATTGGAGTCCGAGTTCAAGGAACTCAAAAAAGAAGGCAAAAAGGTGGGGGTGGGGGAACGTATCGACCGGGGTCAGTACGGTACTTTCCAAAAAGTTGGAGAGGGGAAGTTCCAAAGAGTCATCAAAGACGCTCTGGGGAACTGGACTCCCCAGGGAGGTGTGTTCAAGGATGTAGATTCCTACGTCGGTGCAATGAACAATTACATCGAACAAGACACCAAAGTCATTGATGCTGAGCTAGAGGCTGCTCAGAAGATGTCCCGAGAAACGGAGAAGGTCGCTAACGCTCTTGAGGACAACATCGCCAAGATCCTCAACGACATCTACATCGTCGTTCGTGACATCTTGAACTGGTTGATGGGCAGCGACAAGAAACGCGCCCAGCAAACCGCAGCAGGAAAAACTCTTATCTCTGAACTGGCCGGAGACGAAAAAAAAGCCAAAGCGGCCTTAGCCACAGCCAAAGCGGCGCATGAAACGGCACTGAACACTCCAGGTGCCAACACCAAGGCCACAGGGGCGGCGGTTGAATCGGCGTCAGCAGATGTCGATAAGTACACGAAACTTCGTGAAGCAGCCACAGAACTTGATCCTGGAGCGTTTGCTTCTTACGCAGATTACAAAACGGCCGTCTACAAGAAAGCTGGTGTTGATATTACGGGGGGCAAGGGACCTCCTCCGGGGGGTGAGAAAAAGGGTGCCGCCACCCAACGCAAGGTGGAACAGGATTTCAAAGGAAAATCTGCCGGAGAGGCGTCGGCCGAAGGCTGGGAAGGGGTCGCGTCGTGGCTTGCGGGAGGGGAGTCGGGTATTACAAGTTGGCGAGAGTTTGAGAGCTACATGAATGAGTTTTGGCCCAATTCCGGCATCCCTAAAAGTGATCAACAAGCCTTCATGGATTACTGGAAACAGTCCTATTTGCTCCGAATGAGAAATGATCCGAGAGCACAGTATTACGCTAGCCGTCCCGATTCACAGTTTCTTGGGGGCCAGACCCCTGGGGGTATTGGTTTGGCATCAGAGCACTGGATGGCGATGAGGGAGGAAGGTGAGATGCTCTCAGACGTGGAGAAACTTACCCGGGGAGGGGAGGGACGGGATCTGATGTTCAAAAATTATCGGGAGCAGCTAGCGTTCATGGACTCCTCTGGGAAATACCAACAGGAGGAAGAATCAAAACCGAATTATGGTGGTGGCGGCTCCACGGTGCCCGAAGCAAAAGGGCACTACGAGAAAGGGAAGTGGGTCTACGACGACGTGTTCATTCCGTCGAACGGTCAACCCATCGCGCTGAACAGCAAAGACGACGTGTTGGCGATGAAACCAGGAGGAGCCGTGGACAAGGCGATGGGTGGCCGCGGCGGCAGTGGTTCTCCAGTGACCATCAACGTCCGAGGTGGCAACCCTCGTGAGGTCATGGACGCCGTGATCAAGGGCATCAACATAGCGAACGGGAAGCCCTTTGCCTAGCAAGCTCCCAGTCTTCGCGGGAGCCTTTTCCTCCTTCCGCGACGAAGTATCCGGTCGCGGAAGGCGGCCGGTTGTCTTCGACATCCTTTCGTCGGATGGGGAGACGAGTCTTCTGCCCGAGGATCTCCGTCTTGTTCTTCACGTCAACCCGTCGTCGATGACGATGCACTACGAGAAGAACATCACCCGCATCCAGACCAAGGGGGGTTGGGTTGAGCAACACTGGGGAGACTCCACCGAGCGGATCTCGTTCAGTGCGGCGACGGGGGGCTTCATGCGCCTGTACGCCGGCCTCTCCAACAAGACTGGATCCTCTTCGTTTGGGAACGAACTGCAATCCACTGGTGGGACTCTCACGGCCGTCCAAGGACGCCGAGAGACCATCGCCTACGATAAATTCCTCGACATCCTGGCGATGTTCCACAACAACGGCTCGATCTACGATGTGAATGGGAACATCGTCATCCAGGGATACATCAAAGTCACCTTTGATGGGGGTGTCTACGTCGGTTGGTTCGATGGGGATTTCACCGTTACGGAGTCGGCCGAGAAGCCCTACCAGTTTGAGATTTCGACCAATTTCAACATTGACCGCGAGGAGTTGGTACTCCGCTCCGAGGTCGTGGACACGAATACTGAACTGTATTTGCCTGGGACCGCGACGCCTCAGTTTGAGCCGGGCCACGTCCAGGCACCAGGGGGCCCTTTCGACGGTTTCCTCAATCTCTTTGAGGAGGAGCAGGCAGGCACGGTCTTCAGAGGGGTGACAAGCTAATGGCTTCTAGTCGCTTGAAGAAGGTGCCGGCAGCCCAGCTTTACGCCAAATTGGCGGCAGGTCCGGGATGGCAACGAGAGTACGAGATCCAGCAGGGGATCCCGATTGATGGGTCCAACGCCTCGTTGCGGGATCCTACCTACGGGTCTCCGTTCACCTTCAGGATTATGCCCCCCGAGGTTCTGGTCAACGCACTGACCTCCCAGCCTGATCCAGAGGCCCCCCAAATTGGGATCATGGGCGCGGCCCTCAACGAGAGCAGCGACTTTACGGCCAAACGGACTCGTATTGCCGCTCTCCGGGCAACCTCGTTCGTGGCCGACACCGAAGCGGGGATCAAGCGGCTGGAGGCGCTGATTGCCCTCAACGGGGTGTTGTTTGATCCGAGCAACTCCCGAACTTCGGCAGCCAATGTCCCCGCGATTTCGGATGTCACCCAGGCTGCCAATGTTCTTCTTCAACTCAACCGGGCCCTTCAGACTCCGCCGCTGACACTGCTCATCAACCCGAGCCAACTCAACATCTCTTACGGGACCATCCAAAACTACTCCGAGCGCAACCGTTACGGCTACATCTTTCAACGGTGGGGCGAACAGCAGATTCGGATGAATGTCCAGGGGAAGACGGGTGCTTTCATCGCGGGCGTCAAAGCTCTCACGCCACAGACGAACGAGATCCAGAACTTTGGGGGCATCGGTGCCCGGTCTGGAGGCGCCATCCCGTCTACTCCGTTCGCCACTGGGGTGCAGTTCGCCACAAAGCGGGACTCAGCTTCGTGGCAGAACCTAATGTCGCTGTTCACTTTCTACCGGAACAACGGCTACATCTACGACAACCTGGAACAGACTGAAGCTCATTTGTTCATCGGGTCCATCGCTATCGACTACGACCAGAACACTTGGATTGGGCATTTTGAGAACTTTGAGTGGCAGTACACCGAGCAGAACCAACTCGGTGGCGTCGAGTTCAGCTTTGAGTTCGTCGTGGACATTTTCTACGACAATGCCCAACGAGAGTTTCAGGTTCTCCCTATCGCCGCACCTACTCCAAGCCCCAGCGATCCTCTTTGGCAACAAAAGCGGCAGCAGCAATCACGTCCAGAAGCCTTCACTGTCAATGCCACCGTTCGTGGGGTCCAAGACGCAACCACTACGGGCGTCACCGTCGATAGATCCAACGCCACCGGGATCTTCTCCCCCTTCAACACCTGACTCATGCCTTCTCTCCAAAATCGTCCCTACGTCGGCACTTGGCAGCACAACCTGCGCCAAGTCATTCGGCATACGCCGGATGCGATGGTGTTCATCAATGGAGACCTGGCACTGCCTGGTTGTGAGCGGTGCCATGGTCGCATCGACATCCAACGGTTTGTGACGGGCGTTAGTGTGGATGCCGGGACACTTCCAGGCGCTCTTTCGGCCAGTCTTACCTTGGCGATCCCGAAAATCTCGGGGGATCAGATTTTCCGTGACGGATACAACAAGCTGTATCCGGGCCAGGAAATCCACATCTACATGCGTGGGTTTTTCCCGACAACCGGATACTTTGGGGCAACACCCGAAGAGTCGGTGCCCTCAGAATCTCTCCGGGATGGGAAGAGAATCGAATGGGGTAAGATGCCCACGTACCCCTACTACCCGGTGTTCCACGGTGTCACCACCAGTGTCAGCCACGATTATTCGGGAGGTGAGTACCACGCGTCCGTCACATGCGCATCACTGCTGCATTTTTGGCAGTACCACAACATGAGCACCAACGGGTCGTATTACGGGGATCGTCCCGACAACTCGACGATGCGCATGTCGATGATGGGCAACAAGTTCAACAACATGCACCCTTTCGGGATGATCTATTCCCTGTTTCGAGATCTACAGGGTGCGGCGGGCGGGGTGGCCTATGCCTACAGAGAACAGTCCAACCTCGACGCTCCTTTGGATTCGGTGCGTAAGACCGGAGGCGAGTCAATCTGGTCTTTCGTGCAGAGTTACTGGGACCAGAGATTTCGTAGTCGTGTTCAGAACCTTCGGATGTACGGGGTCAATGGCAACCTGTTCAATGCCGCTCAACAAGCATTTCTGGGAACGCGTAACCATGGAGACTTCCAGAACCTCCTGAAGAACGCACAGTTTGCGGAAGACGGCTCGTACCGCTCAACCCGGGATCCTTTCTCCGGGGATTTGGCCGTTGCCAAGGCTCTTGGGTTTGACCGATCAGGGTTCGACTTCATCTTCGCGCCCAACCTCAACCCCGACGACACAGACCCAACTGCAAAGGGGCAGAACAAAGACTACCGAGCACACAAAAGCGAGAACCCGGCTTCTCTGAACCTGATCGATATGTATGGGTTCACGCAGCAGAGCACGGACATTGGGACGGTAAATGTATACGAAGGCACCTATGAGACGAAACTCCAGATCGCCGAGGCGTGTATGGAGGTCACTGGGTACGAGTTCTACCAGGACGTAGATGGCGATTTGGTTTTCAAGCCGCCGTTCTACAACATGGACACATCATCGAACCGTATTTACCGCATCGAAGACATCGACATCATCAGCATCAAGGCCGATCAAGTTGAGCCCCCGTACACCTGGATTCAGGTCAAGCCAACCTACTACAAAGGGTTGCAGGGGATGGTCGCCAACTCGGAGGCTCTGAACCGTCGAGCGGTTTACGTGGATTGGAAGCTCGTGGCTCAGTTTGGGTGGCGCCCGGCGAGCATCGAGATCACGTACACCACCGATGTCCGAGCGGCCTTCTTGGTGGGAATGGCTCGACTGGATTTACTGAACATCGGCGTCAACTCGGCCTCGGTGACCATCCCGATTCGCCCTGAGATGCGTCCGGGCATCCCTGTCTACATCCCGTGCATCGACAGCTTCTACTACATCAACCAGTTGGCGCATGGATTCCAATTTGGTTCCCAATGCACGACGAGTCTTCAACTTACTTGTCGCCGCCGGAAATTCTTTGCCCCTGGGTTCCCGGTGCCTGCGGGAGACGGGCAGAATGTCATGGACCTCATCCGTTTGGATCGTCCAGACCTCCCACCACGTCCTATTACGATCCACGACAACGGGCTACCCCGGCTGGCTGGGTTCCCCAACGTCGTGTTGGCGCTAGACCCCTACCGGATGAACCCCAAGTTCCTCTCGGTAGGGGCCGGGCTTCCACATCTTCAGACCACCGAAGATGTGGCCCTGTTTTTCAATCTGTTGCGGGAGGACATGAAAAGTATCACTCCTCCGGTTTTTCAAGAAGTCCCCGCATCTCAAAGTCACGACCCTAATACGGCTCCCTCCGAAAGCACTCAGTATCGCATCCAGTTTGGAGAGGACGAGTTTCTCGTTTTCTCCATCAATGACCTTGCGGCGTCTTTCAACGATCTTCAGAACGCCCGCAAAGAAGTAGACCGGATCAAGAAGAAAATCGACGACAATCGGACCAAACTGTTTGTCGAAACCCAACAGGCCACGGCTTTCCAACAGCGTTCCCCGCGATTGGCAGATAATGCGACATTTGCTGCCCTTCAAGTTGAACTACTGGAGGCGGAGGCTACGTTGGCGAAAGTGGCTGCCAACGATGGGAGAAATCAGCGGGTGACTGGCAGCGGTGACCTCATCGTTGACGAGGAGGGGGTCCCGAACGGCAACTTGTTCGCTTTCGTCATCGAACTCGCGGACAAAGCACGAGGCGAACCGGCTCGTCGTCGGATCGATGGCATCCCAGGGTCCGATGTCGCAGCGTCGCAACTAGACCAGTTGGAAAATCTGAAATCGTCGTATACGGCCAGCGCTCTCCCAGGCCATTACCGCTACTACTCTGCTTCGCATCCCAGACCGTCGATGCAAGGGCAGGATGCAGTGTTCTTTCATACAAGGGCCCGTCAGAAAAAACCCATCCCGACTACAGGAACCGGAGGAGGGGCGACCCCTTCAAGTCCAACACCGAACATCCCACCGCCACCGGAGACGGATGTAAATATCGACGAAGCAGACACCACGGGTCTGACCGCAACACAGGCGCTCCAGGCAAAGCTGAAAGCCACGGGGGTGAAGTTTACATCCGCCGACAGGCTTTTGCGTTGGCACGATTGTGGTCCCGATCCAAAATGGTTTAGGAAGCACCCGGGGGTGACGAAAGAGCAGGTAGCGGCGATGCCGCTTACCGAGGACGTTTCCAACAACCTGGCAAACATTTCTGCGGCTGGTCAAGAACTCATCAACCGAATCACTGTTGTCACGTCGGCAAACCCAATAGCCAAAGCATTCCTAGACCAAGGTGGCAGGATCATTGCTACAAGCGCATGGCGCCCGGATCCTAGTTACGTGGAAAGCGCCAAAGAGAGTTCGATGCACCACTACGGGAAAGCCTTGGACATGACTCCTTTTCCGAAACGCGCTCCGTTCATCAAAAAGAATAGCGCTAACAAGGCCGAGGAGGCCGCTGCGGGAGCGGCCTGGGATGCTTTTTTCAAAATCGAGATTTTGGAAGCCCAGAAAATGTGGCAAGAGGGGAAAATCGGAGGGGTTGGGTTGTATCCGCAGGGAGGGTTTGTCCATATTGATATGCGAACCACGGTTGAGACTTGGGTGCAGTGGGCAGGTGCGGGGAACAAGGAAAACTACGTTTACCCCATTCATTCGCGTAACGGGTGTGAGATCTCCGTTAACGGGGATGATGTTGCTACAAACCCGTCAGCGAGAAATCAGGAGCCTTGTGAATGGCTCACGCGTATCTACGAGGAAAGCGGGTTCAAAGGGTACGATGCCGTCAACAAGCAGAAGAAAAACCGGAAGATCATTTTCCCGGAAAAAGGGAAAAAAGAGACCGAGCCGAAAGTAGGACAGCCCCCACCACCGCCGCCGGAACCGGAACCGGTCGCACCACCGCCACCCGAGCCACCACCCGAGCTTACGGGGGCGGACATCACTCTGATCCCGATTGATCTCCCGAACCCGCGAAAAGTTTTCGGTTTTGTGGAGCCCACGATCACAGACCCAGAGCTTCGTGCCCCCGAAGCAGACTGGGGGCTGGTCACTGCTACCAAGGGGTTGATCATCGCCAAAGGGCCGACCGGGGCTCCGGCTATCGTGTCCACGGACCTCATTCAGACCGTGCAGTTCACACAGTTCCGTCAACTTGTCGAAACCAGTATTTCCGGGGACACCCCCAATGGCGGTGAGTATTCATTCCGTCGCAAGGAGTTCAAGAAGCTCCTTTCGCAACGCTTCTTTGAAACGGCCCAAGAGACTGATCCAACTCCACAGTCCACCCCACGAGACCTGTTCAAAGAGCTTTGGGACATGATTGCTTCGGATCTGTCTCCCAACCCTGCTGCCGGACCCGATGCTGCCGTTCCCATCCCCGTTTATGATCCAGACAACCCAAGCGTGCCCCCGGACCTCGACATCTTTGATGAGGTGTTTTTGTCCGAAGGGATCAAGACTTTTGGGGATGCTGTGTTTTCAACATTTACCGTCACAGGGGACTCTGAGGCACAAGCTGAAGACGATCTTGATGGGTTCTTGACAAGCCTTGGTGTGGATGCGTCCGCAACCTTGGAACCGGAGGGAGAGCTTCCCGAGGAGTTTCTACCTACAGTTGAGGAAGTGGATCGATTTGGTCAACCCATTCGGGGGGACCAAATCCCCACTCGGGTACGTGCCCCCTCTCTAACCAAGGACATCCGCATCGACATTTTTCCGTTGAGTGAAATGAAATCGTTTCCTCAGTTCACGCCTCCCTCTTCAGTGACAAAGCAGGGGAAAAGGGGCCAGAACCTCAACGCCACACTGCGCAAGTTGTCGGATGCCTATGCGGAACAAATCACCGCCATTTTTGAGCGTGTGTTTGATGGGCTTCAACTCCTTGCGATGAACCCAGGGAAAGGACGTGAAGCCCGGCTCGCCAATTTGATGCAACAGATGGATGCGGCTTCCAACACCGCCCTCGACGATGATGATTTCAAGTCCACCGAGAAGGGACGCCGGACCATCAAGGTGGAGAAGTTCGCATCAAAGGGGTCTCCCATCCACGTCCCTGTCCTCCCTGTTTCTGACGCGCTGGGTTACGAGCATTTCGGGGCTTACCGCTACGGTCGTGGGTTGACCATTGAGAAGGGCGGCACGTTCTCCTGGCTGCATAACGATGGCGATCCTTTTGGCCGACTGTCGGCGCAAGCCGCAGAGGAACTGGTGAGCACTCTCTCCCTCATCAAGCAGGGCAAGT